CCTCCTTATGGTAAATACTAAACACGACACCACCTCTTACGAGAGCTGTGGTTATCAGCGTGAAATACATGACGGAAACGCTCTGTACGATGCGTTCATCCGTGCTAAGAAAGGTAGTGACTGGAAACCACACGTTCAGAAATTCGAGATGACCTATCTGTTGGGTCTGTCCCGGATTCAGAAAGAACTGGCAACTCATACTTACGAGTTTCTCCCTTCCATGGAGTTCGTTCTCAATGAGCGAGGGAAGACACGATATATCAGTGGTGAGCAAATCCCTGATCGCATCGTGAAACATAGTCTTTGTGATGAAGTGCTGTCTCCGTCGATTCGGAAGTATCTGATATACGACAACGGAGCCAGCCTGACAGGCAAAGGTATTGATTTCACCAGACGGAGATTGCTGACCCATCTTCGGAAATATTATGCCCAGCATAAATCCAATGATGGTTATATCCTCCTGATAGATTTCTCGAAATACTACGATAACATCCGCCATGACAAGCTGATGGAGCAGTTTGAGAAGTATATCCATGATGAGGATGCCCTCTGGTTGCTACGGAAAATCATTGATCGCTCAAAGGTCGATGTTTCGTACATGACCGATGAGGAATACGAAAATTGCATGACCTCGCTGTTCAATTCGCTGGAGCACTCGCAGATAGACCGCAGTCGTTTGACGGGTGAAAAATTCATGGCGAAGCATTTGAACATCGGGGATCAGGTTGCTCAGGTCGCCGGGATTATGTACCCGATTCCCATTGACAATTACATCAAAATTGTCCGTGGCGTGAAATTCTATGGTCGATATATGGACGACAGCTATGTAATTCATGAGAGTAAAGAATATCTGGAGGATCTCCTCAAGGATATCATCCGTATTGCGGAAAGCATCGGTATCACCGTGAATATTCGTAAGACCCGGATTTGTAAACTGTCCGAATACTGGAGATTCCTGCAAATCCAATATTCTCTCACTGACACAGGTAGAGTCATCCAGAAGATCAACCCGAAAAGACTGACCTGTATGCGGCGGAAAATGAAGAAGCTGGCATATATCTTGACTCCAAAGGAGTTTGAAGATTGGTTTCAATCGTGGTTTTCCAATTACTACAAAATCATGAGCAAACTACAACGTCAAAATATGAACACCCTGTTTGAAGAATTAAAGGAGGTAAACCGAAATGTATACTATCACTCTGAGCGATGGCACCAAACTGGAAAAGCTCCAGCTTAACGGCAATAACTACATTGCCCCGAATGTCATCGAGGATTCCGTTTTCGAGGGCAATCTCGACACCGTGGTCATCTCCGACGGTGAGACCACCGAAACCTACACCGACATGAAGCTCATGAGTAATATCGCCCGTGATGGCAAGTCTTGGTTTGTCTTGGGCGAGAAGACCGCTCAGGAGAAGAAGGACGAAGCTATCGCCGCTGTTCTGAATGCCAATGTCGGCAGCATCACCGATCTCCAGCTTGCTCTGGCTGAGGTCTACGAAATGATTCTGGGAGGTATGTAATCATGGCAAAAATCTACGCATCCCTGATTAAGAAGGGTCTGAAAACCATCGACGATGTGCCCGAACAGCTCCGTGACGAAGTCATGAAGCTGCTGGAGGAGCAGTAATGCTTCTCCGCATATTCGGACTGTACCTATTCATCACCCGGCGAAAGGAGGTTGAGAACATGGCTGTTATCTATGTTGCCCTGATCGTTAAGGGCAAGCGTACCTACGACAGTGTTCCCGCCCTGATTAAGAATCAGGTCAAGGAACTGCTGATCGATCTGGAGCTGGCTGAACTGGTCACTGAGTAAGTGACCCGTATCCGGGAGGGGCGGATCCCGCCCTTCCCTTTACCCCAATAGTTAGGAGTACACGCATATGTCAATGAGTATCAAACAGAAACAATGGCAGTTGTTCTTCCTTGGTTATTACGGTGACACTACCGATGACATCGATGGCATCTGGGGATCCATGTCCGAAGCCGCCACCCGGGCAGCACAAAAGGATTTTGGTATCAAGGTCGATGGTATCTTCGGTGAGAATACCGCTGATAAATCCAGAGAAGTAATCGACGCTATCCAAGACGTTGTCACGGTTTATGCTAAGAAACCTTTGGTCAACGACGGTCTCGCTGGCCCCGCAACGATGGCAGCAACCGTATGGTATCAGAAAGCTGTTGGTCTGACCCCGAATGGTATAGCAGATGCCACTACTCGTGCCTACATAAGTGATAAAGTCATAGCTGGTCAAACCACATCTCCCAATGAGAAAGCTGTCTGGGATTTTCTCATCGGTAAAATCGGCAATCCTTTTGGAGTCGCTGGTCTGATGGGTAATCTGTATGCGGAAAGCTGTCTGATTCCCAATAACCTCCAGAACAGCTACAATACGTCATTGGGTTACACCGACGAAGCGTATACCAACGCTGTCGATAAAGGATCCTACGCCAATTTCGTGAAGGACTGTGCTGGTTATGGTCTGGCTCAGTGGACGTATCATACCCGGAAGAAAGCCCTTTTGGAATACGCAAGGGAGCACAACGCTTCCATCGGCAATCTCTCCGTGCAGCTCGATTTCTTGTATGAGGAATTATCTGGCAGCTTCAAGAGCGTATTAACCGCTCTGGAGGAAGCCACCACTGTTCTGGAAGCATCCAATATCGTATTGACCCGGTATGAGTGTCCTGCGGATCAGGGTGCTTCCGTACAGACAAAGAGAGCTTCTTTCGGTCAGAAGTATTACGATTCTTATGCCGATCCTGTGTCTTCCACGGAGCCGGAGGAATCCTCTGAGGAATTGTGGTGGGATGAGATCGAGTATTTTACTCGTGAGGAACTTCGCTGCAAGTGCGGTAAGTATTGTGATGGTTTCCCCGCAGAACCCAAGGAAATGACTGTTCGGTTGGCGGATCGTGCCCGCAAGCACTTCGGCAGACCCGGTCACAATGTCTCCTTCCTGCGGTGCAAGAAGTGGAACGCTTTGTCCGGTGGTGTTGCCAATAGTCAGCATATGTACGGCGAAGCCATGGATATTCGTATTGAAGGTGTATCTGCTGAGGAGTTGGTTGCATTCTTCCGAGAGCAGCCGGAGGTGCGATACACTTACGAGATCAACGAAACTAACGTTCACTTCGATATTCCCAAGGGAGCGAGGTGATACCCTATGAGCGAGGAACATTTGCTGCTGATTGGTGCAGTGGTCGTCGGTTTACCCGGTGCCATTAACACCATCGGCAGTGCAATCGAGAAAGTCATCAAGGCTAAGAAAGCAATCAATGCTCCCAACGAGGAGCAGGACAGAGAAATTGCCGATCTCAAGCGGCGTGTAGGTGAAGTGGAGAAGAAGCTGGAGAACGACAAGAAGGAGCTTGGCGAAATCCGGGAAAGCAACCGCATTACCGCACTCGGTCTGATTGCCCTTCTGGATCATAGTCTGGATGGCAACAACATCAAGCAGATGCAGGATGCTAAGGACGAGCTGAATCATTGGCTCGCCAAAAAATAATTTACCATAGGAGGAAACAATCATGGAAATGATTATCTTTGAAATGCTGGCATACTACGCCCCTCAGCTCATGCAGGCGGTTTTGTATGTCGCCGCAATCATTCTGGCAGTAGCTGCTAGTAAGTACGTCAAGCCCCTGTTGCAGAACAAGGTGGTCGAGGTTTTCGCCCGGAACGCTGTTCTGTTCGTCGAGCAGACCTGCAAGGATCTGCACGGCGAGGACAAGCTGAATAAAGCTCTGGAGCAGCTCTCCAGAAAGCTGGCAACGTGGAAGATCAACATTACCGCCGAGGAAATGAAGTTTATGATTGAAGCAGCGGTGGCAAAGTTTAATCAGGTTTTCACTGGTTCCGGTCTTCTGGAAGATATTGTGAAGTAAATAAAAAAAATCGAGGGCATAGGATTCAACCTATGTCCTCGATTTGTAATACAAACCCGAAACAGTGCTTCACGAAGAAGAACGTGTTCGGATTTGCACAGTTTGGTACACTGAAACACTCAATATCCGAAACCTTTAGCGTAGAGGTATTATCACCCGAAATATTGAAAGTAAACACGATTTTACGACCATTATCCCCGTCGGTATCATAAATATATACTGAATTTACCAGAGTGTCAATAACTCTCCGTCTGTATTCGATGTCTTCTATATCGCCCTGCTTGAACGAATTGAGCCAGAATATGATCCGCTCTTTCGTCAAGCGGGGCTTTTTTGCGTTTTCACGGGCGATGTTCCGTTCAAGATCGTTTTTCCGGGATTCCAGCTCCAACAACCGTCCACGGGTACTTTCGGTTGAGATGCCCTGCTCCATGAGGTCGAGGAGGTTGCCAATACGCTTCTGGACATCCTTTAGCTCTTTCTCATAGGCAATTCGCAGGGTATTGTCGGCAGCTTCCTTCTCGATCAAAGCCATCGCATTTGTGGCAATCATTTTGATATTGGCATCGGTCAATACTTTCTCGACGGTGTGTTGCACCACGATACGTTCCAGAAGGTCTTTTTTCTCAGTCTTCTTTAGGCAGTCATGACCACGCTTGCGGTTGCCGCATTTGTAATAGTGATAGGTCGTACCATGCCGGGATGTTCCCGATTCTCCGATCATGTTTGAGCCGCAGTGACCGCAGAAAACCTTGGTGGTGAGGAGATAGTCTTCCTTGGCTTTTGTCTTCGCTCTGGCGGTGTAATTATGACGGAGCATACCTTGGACTCGATCAAATAATTCTCGGCTCAGGATGGGCGGTATGCCGTCCTCGATGACCGTTCCATCGTATTCGTAGATGCCGATGTACTTTTTGTTTTGGAGGATCGTTCTCAGGCTGTTTCGGGTAAACGATTTACCGTGGGCAGTCTTATATCCCCGGTCATTACAGTATTTGACGATCTGGGTTGCAGACATTCCCGTGGCGTATTTCTCGAAAATGTCTTGGACGATCTTCGACCCCACCGGGTCTATCTCGTATTTACTGTCTTTGCTTTTCCGATACCCCAGACATACACCGCCATTGACTTTACATTGGAGGGCATTTTCATTCATGCCCCGGCGGACGTTGCGGGAAAGATTTTCGGAATAGTATTCTGCCATACCCTCCAAGACGGATTCCAGAATAATACCTTCTGCTCCCTCCGGGATGGCTTGCTTGGCATAATAGATTTTGACTCCGTTCTTTTTGAGCTTGGCTTTGTACATGGCGGAGTCATAACGATTTCGGGCGAAACGATCCATGGTGTACATGAGTACGGCATCAAAATGTCCCTTCTCGCTGTCCTTAATCATTCGCTGGAAGTCTTCTCGATCATCTGTTTTGCCGGACAGTGCCCTGTCAATGTATTCACCGATAACGACAAAACCATTTCGAGCTGCAAAATCCTGACACTCTCTGATCTGACCTTCGATGGATTCCTCACGCTGATTATGGCTGGAATATCGGGCATAGATGACAGCTTTCATTTCATCACCCCGATTTGTAAGTGTTCACAGATTATGTGGCATCATGCAGAACCTTTTTCAAGGCATCCGTCATGATGTTCCATTCGGCTTCGCTGACAAGCACAGCGTTACCATACTGAGTATGGATCTTCACAAAATCATCATTGACAACAGCACCAATGGTGAGGTTTTCAGCATCGGCAACAAATTCATGAATCTTTTTCTCTAACATAACAATCTCCTTAATTATTAAAATCGATACCACGCCGCTCTGTCCAATAGGTCAGGGCGGTTTTAATTATTTCTTCGGGTAAATCGAAGTAATCCGCCAGTTGCCACAGTTCTGTGTACCCTGCGGAAAATGCTTCCCGGAAATCCTCTGCGGTTAAATACCGCTCGATGCTCCATCGGTTTGCACGGTATTCACTGCGTTCCACCGTTTCAAATGGGCTGTCTACTTTATGCAATGCCCCGGATCCCACATGACCCGTTTCATGGAAGCAAACACCTTTGAAGACACGGGTGGATTGGATTTTCAGTATGTCCAAAAAAACGGCATAGTTACCACTATCCCGGATGGTCATACCCTCGCTGGGCATACCCATATACGGAATTATGTCAACATCATTTTCTGTACAGTAGTCATAGAAATTCGCTAGGTCAAACACGGTATTCTCCTATTTCTTAGACCGCCTTTCTCTCATGACACGAACCATGTCACGGACGGTTTCTTTCTGTTCTTCGTCCAATTCTCTAAATGCTCCGTAAAATGCAACATCGACATCGTCTAATACATCTCTACCTGCAAACACAAGATTCCCTGTTACATCTTCATCATCACCGAGCAACACACCGACGCTTACGTCAAAATAGGTCGCAAGTTTCTGTAAAACATCCCCTCTAGGCGTATATCCATTGTTCTTCCAGTTGGTGACATTGGAGCGGTTGATTCCGCACTCTGTGGCAGCTCTACCCGGTTTTACGCCTTTCTTTTCGCAGAGCAACACGAAATTTTCATAAAAAGACACAAAAACACCCCTCACCTTTTGTTCATGTACACAAACATTCAAGTACTTGAACATTTAGGGTTGAAATGTTTAAGAAGTTGAGCTATAATGCAAACGTGCTCAAGAACATAAACAAATCGAGAGCGACGCAAATCTTAAAATGTTTGTGAAGTTGATTTTTGGCGATTTCATCTTATCACGAATGTTTAAGAAATGCAACATTTACTTAACGAGAGGAGATGAAATTTGTATGCTTGCACAATGGATCGGAGACTTGGTTGGTCAGATGCACAAGTGGAAGATCACCAAAAAGCAGCTTGCTGAGGAACTCGGAGTTACCCCTGAGTATGTCAGCATGGTGCTCAATGGTCATCGGGAACCCCAAAACGCTGAGGAGAAGTTCAAAAAGGCAGTTGAGTCTTTGATCTCTAAAAACCTTAGCACATCATGAGTCCTATAAAACGGACGGAAAAAGTTGGAGGTCAATATGGACGAACAGAATACCGCCACTCTTTCCAAACAGCAAGTCGAAGACCTCGCTCGTCCCTTCATCGGAATGGTTGATCGAATCAAAGCATTTTACGATGACCCGGCGAATGAGAGGGCTTTCCAAGAATGGTACTTGAAAGAGTACGGTCATCCCGCTCCGCAAGGAGTTTGAGAGAAAGGATTTAATCATGCAGAACAACGACATCAACCATCTGGACACGAACGACGAGGGTCTGGCTCAAATCTTCGGAAGCCGCTTCGTGGATGAGTCCGGCAAGCCCAAAGCGGCGAAAACCGCTACCAAGCGTAATCCCACCTCTGCAAAGAAACCCACCCCTGTGGTCGAGGAAGCTCCCCGTGACGAGCCTATTCTGGTTGCCAACGAGAAAGAGCGTACTCTCGATTGGATGGAGAAGCTCCAGACCGTAGTACATAAGGTCATCCCGGTAGCTGCTCTGTGCACCTTCTTCTTTTGGTGCCAGCTCACTGAACGGATGGATTACATCACTTCCATCTGGGCGATGGTTTTCTGCGTAGCTTACATGGCTTTTAACGTAGGTCGGATTTGTGCCAAGTAAGGAGTGAGTCCAATGAATCCACCCTGTAAAAATTGCCCTGACCGATGTGCGGATCCCAACTGTCACGATTCCTGTGAAAAGTACAAAATCTGGAAGCAGGAATACAACGTAAAGAGAGAGAGGGAGAAGCAGCGTAAGGGCGTTTACAGACCGCCCCACGGTGGGTATAACCCCCGGCACGATTACTTCAAACGCATCAAAGGAGATCAGTAATGGCTCACATCATGAAATTGAAAGACGGTAGCAAAGCTACGATTTTCAACATCAAGGATTTTGAGTATCTGATCGGACTTCACATGGGGCAGGAAGCTCTGGATTATTTCCAGTCCTACCGTGAAGAAGTGATGGATGCGTTGAAAATCGTAAGTGAAATCACCCCGGACGAATACGTCTTAGAACTGATTGAGGATTTTGCTAATGGCATCAAATAGAAAAATCGGAAATGATTTCGAGACGTATTTATGCGACATCCTGTTTGAACATGGTTTCTGGTGTCACAATCTGGCACAGAATCAGGCAGGTCAACCAGCTGATGTACTCGCTGTCCGAAATCGAGTGCCGTACCTTATCGACTGCAAGGTATGCAGCACCACCAAAGGATTTGCACTGAAACGAATGGAGGAGAATCAGGATCTTTCCATGACGCTCTGGAAAGAGTGCGGAAATGGAGAGGGATGGTTCGCTGTCCAGCTCTGTGAAAAAGTCTACATGATTCCTCATTTCGTCATCAGAGCATTGAGCAATCAGCAATCCTACATGAGTCCCGCCGAAGTCTATGAGATCGGCAAGCCATTGGAGAAATGGATCGCCGGATGCAAATGACGCTCGGCAGCACCATCGCAGTCGCAAACCCGACCCCCGGTCTGGTGGAATGGTGCAAAAAGAATCTGGTTATCAACAACCCGGAGTACACCCAAAAGATGCGGATGCACCTGTGGATGGGTAACACTCCCAAGACGCTGAATCTGTATGAGACACGGGGTAACACCCTGATTCTTCCGTTCGGTGTCCTGCGACAGATAAGTCCCTTCCTCAGCGATTGCCAAGTGCAAACAGAGTTCCAGCCCGCTGATATGGTCGATTACTTATGCTCCGTTCCTCTGTATGACTATCAGGAGCAAGCCGTGGATGCTGTTGTCAGTAATCACTACGGTATTCTCCAGAGTCCTGCGGGAAGCGGTAAAACTCAGATGGGTATTGCAACAGTCGTTCGGCTGGCAAGGCGAACACTCTGGCTGACCCATACCAAAGACTTGCTCAATCAGAGTAAGAGTCGTGCTGAGTTGTACATGGATCCCGCCCTTCTCGGAACGATCACCGAAGGTAAGGTTAATATCGGTGAGGGCATCACCTTCGCCACGATTCAGACCATGTGCCGACTGGATTTGAGCCAGTACAAGCACCTCTGGGATGTCATTATCGTGGATGAATGCCATCGCTGCTCCGGTACTCCTACCGCCATGACTCAGTTCTATAAAGTGCTGAGTAGCCTATGTGCCCGTCATAAATATGGTTTATCCGCTACCGTTCACCGTTCTGACGGTACGATAGCTGCCACCTATGCTCTGTTAGGTGAGATCATTCACACCGTCCCGGACGAAGCCGTGGGTGATCGAATCATGAAAGTGACCATCTCGCCCGTAGGCACTGGCGTACAAATCCATCGTAAATGTCTTAATTCGGACGGTACGTTGAATTACACCAAGCTCATTTCTTATCTCTGCGAGAATGAAGAACGCAATCGAATGATTACGCAATTCATTGTGGAAGAACGCAATCACCCTTCCCTGATCCTCTCTGATCGGCTTGAACATCTTCGCACAATCATGGCGATGCTCCCTGCGGATATGCAGAGCATGGCGGTGATGGTGGATGGCAGCATGACTACCAAAAAGGGCAAACTGGCACGAGAACAGGCAATCGAAGATATGCGATGCGGTAAGAAAATGTACCTCTTTGCCAGCTACACACTCGCAAAAGAGGGTCTGGATATTCCCTGTCTGGAGCGGTTGTATTTGACCACGCCGAAGAAGGACTACGCCGTTATCACCCAAAGCATAGGTCGCATCGCCCGGACTCACCCCGGCAAGCAGAAACCTGTCTGTTTTGACTTCGTGGATAACATCGGTTATCTGGTGAAAGTCTTCAAAAAGCGGTGTGCGACCTACAAAAAGCAAGGGTGTGACATCATTTAATGGAGAAGTTGTCATGCTTAAAGTAAACGAATTGTTCAGTGGCATCGGAGCATTCCGTAAAGCTTTGGAGCGATTGGACATCCCTCACGAAATTGTGGGTATTTCCGAAGTCGATAAATACGCAATCATGTCGTATGAAGCGATTTTCGGAGAAACCCGGAATTACGGTGATATTTCCAAAGTCAGAAAACTTGACTATGCGGATCTATGGACATACGGCTTTCCCTGTCAGGACATCTCTCTGGCTGGCAATCAGGCGGGCATCGTTAAAGGTCAGACCCGAAGCGGTCTACTGTATGAGGTGCAGCGTTTGCTCGGTGTCGCTTCTGTTTATGACGAACTCCCTAAGTATCTGATTTTGGAAAACGTGAAAAATCTCGTCGGTAAGAAATTCCTCCCGGCATTCCAAAACTGGCTCGACTGGTTAGATTCCATGGGTTACAACACCTACTGGCAGGTTTTGAACGCAAAACATTACGGAATACCGCAGAATCGGGAACGAGTCTTCGCCATCAGCATCCGAAAAGATGTTGACCGTGGATATCAATTTCCGGATCCTATCCCTCTCGCAAAATCTATGTTCGATTTTCTCGAAGAAACCGTGGACGAAAAATACTATCTCTCCGAGAGCACTATCGAGTCTTATCGGATGAGCAGTGAAACGTGCAAGGCTTCCGGTAGCGGTTTCAGCTTCGAGCCGAGAGAGAGAGAGAGAGAGAGAGAGAGAGAGAGCGGTAGTCGCCAAGACGATCACGACCTTAGCGGGTTCTCGAATGACCGACAACTTCATCAAAGAACTTACCCGCTTCAATGCCACGAAGTCGGAC